CTGTATGACTTTGACATGCAATCAATTGAAAATCGTGCATACGTCAAAGCCGAATGGCCGTCGTTTGATTCTTGGGGATCAGACATCACCAATTCGTACACGATGGCCGGCAGGTCTTGGCCTGAAGGAACAACAATGGGGAACACCCTGGTTGCAACAATATCAGTGACATCTGAAGATGACCTGATACGATTTCGCAATGCGTGTTCAATGTCTGCCATTGCCTAATCCTTGGCGACCATCGCGCCGCCGCTGAATGACTTGCCTGTGCCAGTGAACTTCATTGCACCCTGGCTTCTTGCATACGCTTCAATTTGTTGACGCAATACACGCTGGAAGAACGAAATTGCCTTGTGCCTGTTCTTCTCATACGTCCTGGTCATGAACCGCCTTGCGGCAATACTTCCCACAACCCTGCCGGCATACGGTCCTGATTTGACAGTTCGGATTGCTGTACCGAACTCAAAGAAGTGCGCCCATCGCGCGTATTTTCCCTTGCCCTTGTTGTAGTTGACGAACAATCGCCCCTGAATCGGCCTGCCCGCACGCGCGCTGACCTTTGTGAGAATTGCAAGTTGTAGGTTCTGCCGGCGATCAGAGCTGGAAACCATGCGTGGAGCCTCTTTGCGTGCCTTGGTACGCAGCACACGCATTGTCTGGCTTGCAGCAGTACGCCGAAACTTGCGCTCAATCTTCGCGTCAAGTTTCGACAATGCGCGAATTGTGGCCTTGTCACCTTGCAGCGTAACTGATCCAACATTCCTCGCCATCAGACTTCCTCCCGGCACATCATTTCAAGGGATACATCACGCTCCCTGAAGTTCCTGACAGACTGGATTTCAAACGTCCTGCTGGAATGTGTGATCCGATCCTTGGGTTCCACCCCAGTCAGGAACCTGGTTGTGATCTTGTGCGTGACCATCGCTCCAGACTGCTGTGCATTGATCAGTTCGTTTCCAGTCAGCGGTTCAATGGATGCCCATACTGTGGCAGTGTTCGACCAGGAGAAGTCGATTTCACCGAAATCGTCCGTGGTTTCTGCACGGTCCTGTATCGTCACGCGATGTCGTAGCAATCCCGCTCTCATGCGTATTCTGGAACCTTGTATTGCCAAAGCAGGGATTCAACTGCAAATGGAACCGCCCCTGCGCTTGTTCCGATGATGTATGGCTCCCTGGTTTCATAGAAGTGCGCGACAAGCAGACGCATGGCCTGGCGGATTGGCTCAGGCACATCTGTTGTTGCTGTGCCATAGCCGGAAACGAATGTTATTGTGACATTGTGGATTTCATCCCGTACAGTCGGCCAGTTCTGCAAGTATGCCAGCACGATCCTGCCTGGGTTGCTGTCGGCATCTACGGTGTACGTTGACGCAGCCAGCGTTTGCGTTGCACCATCGCCGTCAATGTATTGGATGCTGCTGACACTCGACAGTGGTGCTTTGGGCAAATACAGTTCTGTGAAGAACCCTTTACGCTTCAGCACCCAGGTCGCTTGGATGATCTGCCGGCCTGTGTAATTCTCAATGAAGTGCCTTGCACCCAGGATCAGCGAAGTAATCAGCGTGTCATCATCTGTTGTATCCACACGCAGGTGTGACTTTGCCTCAGCCAGCGTGATGGGTTCAACGCCAGGACCGCTTGAGAGTGTCACAGCCATCAGGCATCATCCTTCGCCGGCTTCTTCTTGCGTGTCGGCTTCTTTGTTGTTGCTCGTTCAGCAGCAGGCTTCATGCTTGCTGTTTCTGAATGCTCGCATGTTTGGCACTGGCCGCAACGGCCATCGTCACAGATGGCATAGCCAGCATTCAGCAAATCATTTGCGCCCTGGCCGGACATCAACAGGGTTTGCCCCTGTGTGAACTTGCGCCCGCGCCACTCGCAATCCTTGGTGATTGTCAGTTTCATATTTGTGCCCCTGAATGGGGAGGCTGCACGTTGCAGCCCCCCCATGTTCAACTCAGGACATCAACGGCATCAAGCCATTGTGAGAATAGAACCCGCATCTGCCTGGACAAGTGCGCCATCGATTCGTCGGTGTGCTTGAAATCCTATGTAGCCGTTGCCAGCGTACAATTCATCAAGCCGCTTCACCTGGAGTGACCCACGATCAGCGATATAGAAGTAATCGAAGTTTGCAAGGCCCACTGAAATCAGGCCCGTTGTTGCAGCAGGCATGTTGCTGTTTGCATAAATCGGATACCCAAGCAGCGTATCAGGCTGTCCAGCCTGAAGCCCTGGTTGCCACATGTAGTTGCCGGTTCCTGCGCCGCCAGAAGTGTCCTTCAACTGGCGAATCAGTTTGATGGTTCCATCAGCAGCGAACCAGGCACAACGATTGCCCATGCGGTACTCATTGGGCAGTTCATGGTATACGTCAATCACTTCATCAGAAGTGATTGCAGCACCAGCAGCCGCCGTTGTGTTGTTGACACTGCTGGTGTTGATCACGCCGGTTGGCTGTGAACTGCCTGAACCTGTCAGGAAGTACTGATCTTCGGCAAGGCCGAACGCACGACCGAATGCCTGGGCGAGATAGGATGCAACATCGAACTCGCTATCCCAAAGCAGTTCCTCTGAAACCTTCACAAGCGTTGAAAGTTTGTATGAGGAAAGCGTGGTTGAACCGAATGCCGGATCAGTTTCCCCATATGCACCTTCTTCAGCGACGATTGCAGCGGCAACCTTGGTTGACTCAACTGGAATCTTCATGTCACTGTTGGTGGTGATGACCCTGGACAGACCGCGAACGAATGAAACTTCGTCAGCCTTCTGAACGATTGCATCGCCCATTGCATCATCAACGATGTTGCCGCCTTCGCTGGCCGTGCCGACTTCCAAGGCACGCAGTTCACCAGCAGCACGCCGACCGCCGCGCAGATAGCCCTGGAAGGCATCGCGGTATTCGTCGGTTGCGTATGGGCTGATGTTCTCAGCAACTACCGCTTCCATGTTGGTGGTCGGCTCAAACCGTGTGACCCTGGTTGTCGTTTCTGACAACTTCGAATCAAACCCGCCAAGCCGTTCTTCACGCTCGATGGTCGATGACAGTACATCGGCATCCTGCATGATTGCATCAAACTGTGCTTCTTCTTCTGCTGTGATGTTCCGGCTGTCGGCATCAGCAGCATCAAGAATAGCCCTGGCCTGTGTGACCAGCCTTGCGCGATCTTCGCGCTTTTCTTGAATGCTCATTGCATCCCCCTTGTTGGTGTTTTCAATGATGGCCGCGCAGAACGCAGGCACATCGACAAACTGAAATGTTGACGGTGTGCCCGCGATGGCGTGCTTCACATGTCTGTGGTTGCCTGGAGGGTATGCAAAGGCATCCAGGCCCAGGTTGTCAACCACACCTATACAATACGGCAAGCCGGCAGGGTTCCTGCCGTTTGTCCGTATGCTTCATTCCGATTCTGCAATACGCAGCTTGGCCCTGGAGTGTGCCATAGCATCAGCCCTGCGTATATCTTCATCAACTTCAGCAATAGCCCTTTTGTGATCGTCCAGGCTGCGCAGTGCAACCTCGACGCTGCTGCCCGTGTAGGCCGGATATGTGACAACGCTGACATCAAACAAATCCATGTCGCTGACTGTTCTGATGTTCTCGCCGTCGATCATATCCCACTGGTCATCACGAACGACAAAGCCGAATGACATGCCAGACACATCACCCCTGCTGATGCTTTCCATGATGTCACGCCCCGCTGATGTGTCGGCGGGGTCAATCTTCACACGCAGGCCATGGTCATCTTCGACCATTTCAAGCGTGCCGCTGGTGCTTCTGCCAATGATCCTTGAAGGGTCATGGTCAACCAAGGCCCGTACATCCTGGTCAAGATCAAGCGCACGTTTGAAGGCTCCTGGTGCAATCTGCTCCCTGAAGCCGCCCAGGTCCTCGCTGAGTGTATTGAACACAGCAGCGTATCCTGTGATGGCCGGCGAGATGTCATTTGCTGACAGGCTATCAAGCCTCAGTTCGGCTATGTTCATTGTTGCCGTTCTGTATTCCATATTCCGGCTCTTGATTTCATCATTCATCGCTATCCCCTTTGCTGCCTAGCAGCCTGTATTCAATGTCATTCCTTGAAGCATCTGGCAGGTCAGCGATGACCCTACGCAACTCGCTTGCCGCTTCAATGGATGTTTCTGCTTCCTTCACAATCAGGCCAATGCCTCGCAATGACTCTGAAACAACAAACGCAGCCAGTTCATCAGCCTCCAGGCCGGCATCACCCGCACGGCCTTCAGCAATCATCAATGATTCAATGACTGGTGTGTACGCTTCACGCAGCACTGCTGCGTGCTTGTCATAGTATTCATCTGCCCATGTCAGGAACGCAGCACCATCGTCTGCCTTTTCAAGATGCTTCTTCACTGCCCTGGTCAATGCAGTAGATTCAACCTTGGCAAGCCGGCGTGCTGTCGAATGAATCAGCGGCAGCAGCACATCAGTTGCCCGGCCTTCTTCTTCCTGGTCGGCTTCTGCCTCACCTACCGCAACCATGTTCAGGGGTTGCAGGTACGCATCCCCGCCGGCGATTGACCCCATGCCTTCAAGTTCCCTGATGTCATTGATGGACAGCCAGCCGCCTTCTCTGCCGGTCTTGTAGGCACTGTACCGGGTCGTTGTATCGCCGCGTAGCAGTGCATCTGCGCTGTGTTCAATCCTGAACCTGGTGCGATCAGACAGCAGTTTCCGCATCAACTCCTGTTCCCATTTGATGAGCCATGGGCGCAGGGAATACTGCACAAAGTCGATTGACATCTGCTCAATGGATGCGAACGATGCCCCACCTTCCAGGTCTGCCAACAGGTGTGGCGGTACTCGATAGATGCGTGCAATCTCACGAACCTGGAAGGCCCGTGATTGAAGGAACTGCGCATCTTCTGGAGGTATGGACAGGTGACTCCACTGCATCCCTTCTTCAAGGATTGCAACCTTGCCGGCCTTGTTGGAACCCTTGTGCATCGTTCCCCATGAGTCACGCAGGCGACTTGCTGCCTCCGGCGTGAGAACACCCGGATGGCTCAATACACCGCTTGGGCGTGCAGCGTTGCCAAAGAATGACGCGCCGAACTCTTCAGCAGCCAGGCCCATGCCGATGGCTTCCCTGAACAGCCTGATCGGGCTGTATCCCTGCAAGCCATCAAACCCCAGCCCGGCAATGTGGATGATGTCATCCGCCAGGATGGGTCGCGGTTCGCTGTCGTGCCCGGTGTACACATAGACAATCTTCTCATCTATGCGTGCAATCGACACACGATCAGGCCGGATCGGGAAGATGGCAACAGGCAGGCCCGCGCCGTTGCGTATGATCTCGCTGTACCCATTGCCGTATGTCAGCACATGGCCCATGATGGTTTCACGCCAGGCATAGGATGACTGCTCGCCGCTTGGCGTGTCGTGCAGAAGCCCGTACAACGGGTGCGACCTGGCCGGCGTTGATGATGTTCCATCCATCTGGTGAACCTTCAGCGGCAGGCCGGCGATTGATTCGGCAAGCACACGAATGGCTGCGTATACAGCCGTGAACGTCAGCCCTGTATTGACGTTGATGCTCTTGCCGCTGGATGACTTCCCGGCAACGCTTTCATTCAGCCAGGAGTCAGCAGCCATCAGACTGGCCCGCTGCTCTGGTGCTTCTGTTTCCCTCGTTTGTTCTTCGTTGCTC